GTATTAACGATGCGTATTCTCTCAATGGGAGAAGGTCAATCATCGTTTAGTTTAGTCCACCGTTTGCGATTTTTTGCCCTTTGTCTCTCCCATTTGGTCGACTATGCCATTAATACTTGTTATTACGGACATATATTCAGTCCGCCGGGGTAGCTCAGTGGATATCATGTGTTCCTCCGTAACATTTGGAACACCTGTACCGGGTTCGACTCCCGGGCTACCCTTTTTTAATGGCTTTTTTTTCTTTTTCTTCCACGTGGACTTCCACTTCCGCAGTGGCAGTAGACCAGACTGGACTTCTTCGGGCGCAGTGCACGTGGGTAAAGGCTATTTAAGCCTTTTGAATCGTCATCCTATTTCAAGCAACAGAAGATAATGGAGCAACAGAAGAACATGAAAGCCTTACATTGGATTATGGTGGTCAATAACTATACAGATAAGGATATGGATGCCTTTAAGGACAACAATTGCTTATTTGCTTATTGGATTTATGGGAAGGAGGTAGGTGAATCCGGTACACCACACTTACAATGCTACATGAAGTGTACCAAGCAGACCACCATGATGACTCTGAAAAAGATTTGGAGTAGAGCTCATTTCGAAATCAAGAGTCGACATTCCTCCGTACTTCAGTGTGTAAATTATTGTCGTAAAGACGGTAAATATACTGAGAGTGGGGATCCTCCTGTCGAGCCACATGTTAACGGCAATATTAAGAATCAAGAGCTATGGGACCAGACTCTGAGATTAGCTAAGGAAGGTAACATGAATGATATAAATAGTAAGCACACTATTATTTATTATAATACATTGAATAAGATTGCCGATGATTTCTTACCTATCCCAAAACACTTGGACTGGGTTGATGGTAAAACACCTAACAAGTGGTATTGGGGTCCTACAGGTACTGGTAAGTCCAGAAAGGCTAGGACAGAGAACCCTGATGCTTACATCAAAGATGTAATGAATCACTGGTGGACAGGATATAAAGGCGAATCTGTCGCTATCATTGAAGATATCTCTACGTTTCATGTTGCTATGGGAGATGCACTTAAGATTTGGGCTGACAGATATGCCTTTCCTGCCAATAAGAAGTTTGGTGGGGCAACTATAAGGCCACAAGTTATAATAGTCACTTCAAACTTTAAGATCAGTGATATTTGGTCAGACGAAAATACCCATGAACCGCTATACAGAAGATTTGAGGAGATTTATATCGGTCCAAGAGACATGTTTGGTGCGCCTGACCCAAAACAAAAGAAGAAGAAGAGATTAGATTTAAGGAAGGCAATCGTTATAGATAGTGACTCAGAAGACAAGGAGTCAAGATGTTTAATTTGCAATTATGCTCCTTGTGATTGCGTTCCTAGTGAAGAGGAGTATAGGCCAAAGAAAACAAAAATAGTCGAAGGTTGGCCATTAGATGATTTATTCGATGTATAACATAACTAAATCTTTCTTTTCTTTTCAGGAGGTTCTTCCTCGCTCTCCTCCCTGTATTTTTTGACAACGTTTTTAAAGAGCATCTGCTTCAATAAGGTAGGTCCTCTACGTTCAATCCAAGCAGTACAGAGATCCATAAAAAGCTGCTCACCAACAATAATATTGCCATTGTTATCCACAGGTACATCTACTTCTACAATTTGTGACATTTTCATGATGAAAACGTGATAGTCAGTGAATTTATATCAAATATCACGTTTTCATTGAAACGATAAATTAATATAAATTGAACTCACGTAATAAAAATTGTAGAATGTCAAAACGCGCAATGGAAGTGGAGGTAGTAGCACCCAGGAAAAGAAGAAGAACTAACAGCTACGTCAAGCCTACCGGAAGAGCATACGCTAAGATCCCATACGAAATTAGTCAACCTAAACGTTTCTGGAGGATCAAACCAGGGCTTTCCGGCGAGGCTTATTGGCGAAAACGATATTTCCGCAGAAGAATAACCGGTAGAGGTGATTATAAATGGTCCGCCAAGAGAAATTTAGGAGCCAACGTTGGCGGATACTTAGGTTCTAAAGCTGGTCAATTTGTAGGCGATGCAGCTCATAATATTATATCATCGCTCACAGGTCTCGGAGATTATTCAGTTAAGCGAAATGTCTTACTAGGCAATAATCTCCCCCAAATTGTAAACAACACCGGACCAGGAGGAACAACTATTCGATTTCAAGAATACTTATGTGATGTCTACACAGGAGGTAAAGATGTCTTTAAAATCGACAGTTACCTCATCAATGCTGCGAACCCAAAAACATTCCCATGGCTATCGCAAATCGCAGCTAACTATGAACAGTACGATATTGAGGGGATGTTGTTCTCCTTTACAAGTACCTCGTCAGATGCGTTAAATAGCATAAATACCGCCTTAGGGACAGTTATGATGGCTACTCAATACGATGTACTTGACGAGGTATTCAACTCAAAAACTGAAATGCTCAATTACGAGTTCAGTACATCATGCAAACCTAGTCACAGCAACATTCACATGATCGAGTGTGATCCGAGACAGACAACTATAAATGAACTTTACTGTCTCTATAATCAAGAAGTACCTCCTAACGGGGACCCTAGATTATATCACCTCGGTAAATTCAGTATAGCCACAACAGGTTTCCAATCACCAACTCCGATCAATATAGGTCAACTACAGGTAACGTACCAAGTAAGGTTGTTAAAACCAAAATTATACACTTCATTAGGTTTAACAACAGAAACCTATATAGCATACGCACAAGGAGCCGCAGATACATTTACCAATGTAATCCCGTTAGGAGATTACAGAACAAACTGGAGAGTAATTTACTCCAATAGTGACATAAAATTAATCACAGAAATACCAACCAGCGAATACATTATCCAACTTCCAAAAAGTACAGCCAAAATGACATATTTTGTGGAAATTTGGTGGTACGGAAGTACTAAAGCTAACGACACAGCAATTCCGAACCCTATCGCTGGACAAAATAACTGTGTTGTTTACCAACAAATAAGAGCAGGAGGAATTAACACTACAAGTGACAGGGTAACCATGTCATTTTATGTACAAACAGACGGCACAGGTTTACAACCAGAAATAAGTTTAACAAACTCTGGTGCCGTCCTCCCTATCGGAGATAATCGATCAATGCAAGTTTGCATATCCGGTGTTTCATCATCTGTTATACCAGCTGTAAAACAAATAAATTCAATTCCCGGTTAAATTTTTTCCATTGCTATTGTCAAAAAGTTTAGTTTTTTATTACGCAACGCACGTGTTTGCTTCAGTGCTTTTGCTTATCGGGGGTGTAGGTAATACTGCTACACCCCCTACCCAACCCTAACCCTAACCCAGGACATTTTACCCTAAACCTAACCCTAACCCTAACCCTAACCCTAACCCTTTCCCTAACCCTAACCCTTCCTTTTCCCAGACCGTGGGATAAGGTAGGGCTCATGGTCCAAGGCAAGGGAAGGTATTAACGATGCGTATTCTCTCAATGGGAGAAGGTCAATCATC